ACATCCTGAGCACCATAAGCTACTAGTTGAAGAAGACCACCACCCATTTACGCTATATTCTTTATACTATTAGAGGAGAAAAAAAAAAGATGTATAATAATACACAAACTAATATTATAAAGTAATAAAAAAATAATTCAAAGGATTTAATTGGAATAAGCGAGACCACCCATACCGGATAATATACGTAATACGTTGTAATTTACGGCATAAATATTGATGCCGCTATATTTTGCGGTATTTGTTGAGGTTGTGGCGCTAAGTGGGAAACTATCACCTGTATATAATTCATCTGTCGCTGTTACCATTAAAGTTGCGGTATCAATACGGGACATATTAAGAGTACCGCTTGGTTGATGATCTTCGGGTTTGAGAGCAAATGAATAAACGTTAATTCCGTGATTTTTAGAAATATTAGAGTGATGTTGATATGGTTGAACATAGTTGAAATAGCTACCTTTTCTTAAAGCAAATCTATCATTTCCATTTAATTGTAATATAGCATCTTTAAATGGATTGGTAGAAGCATCATTTAATATATAAGCGTTGCCATCTTTAACATCATTATTTGTATAATCGTACCAGCGAGAATTATTTTTAGTGCGATTATCTAATTTAGCGACCCATATTAATTCCTTACAAGGATGATTGAAATTTAATTTAACACGATTTGACCCAGCATTTAAAGATTCAGTCCCGGTGAATTGTAATTGTTCTATTAAATACTCATGAGATAATTGTGCGAAACGTCTGCGCTCATCGGTATCAAGGAAGATATAATCAACCCATAATGAAACATTTGTAATATCACTATAAGGAGTTAAATCTGCGGTGGTAACTTTTTCGCCTGTGGTTTTACATACACAATTCATTTTTGTTTCAAATTCAATTTTAACTTTGACTTCGTGATATTGTAGAGCGATTAATGGAAGGGCTAAACCTACATTTCTACAGAACCAAAACTCAAGAGGTATGTATAATGTTTTTCCAGAGGCAACAGCACCATCAGCACCAACCATATTATCATATCCGCCGCGTTTTCCAGTAGGTAGCGATAATTCATTCCAGATATATAACCAATCGGAATAATGTTTATCTATTTGCTGGCCTCCTATTTCAATAACTACTGATTTTAATAATTTTAAGCCTAAATAATTAACATATTGACTATTGGCATCACTTTCAGCAGGAATATCAACTTGTACGTACATTCTATTTATTAAATCTCCGTTTCTGGATATTTGGCAAGTTACCGTATTTCCATATCCAGGATTTCCATTAAAAGTTTGTTGGATAGCTTCAATAGCGAAGTTAGTATGACGACGATATACAACTTTGAAAAAGGTAATTTGAGGATTACCAGTTAAATAAACATCCTGAGCACCATAAGCCACTAATTGAAGAAGACCACCACCCATTTACGCTATATTCTTTATACTATTAGAGGAGAAAAAAATATAAACAAGTACGCGAATAAAAAAAATAATTCATATAAAACTATATATTAATAATTCTATTATAATGATGTTTAAAGAGAAATCATCAAAAAAAAAAATAAATATAGATACAAATGAAAGTTATACACTTGATGCTATGCATAATAATATGATAAAAAGTTTTGAAAATTCTAATAAACAAATAGAATATTACAATACATTATTAATAAAATATAATGATGAATTAAATATAATTAATGATACGCTTATTAAAAATAAAGAAAACAACTATGATACAAGTGAATTAAATAATATTAATAAAGATTTATGGAATAGTAATATAGAATTAAGGGAAAAGATAATAGATATTAAATGTAAAATTAAAGAACTTACTAATGTTGATGAAATCGAATATTATAAAAATACAAGTTATATACTATTTCAATATTATGAAACAGTAGAGAAGCAAGCAAGTATTAATAATGTATTAATGGGTAGCGAAAATATTATTAAATCATCATCGGAGTTACCTATAAAACAAATTAAGACTATTAAATCAGATACTAAAAAAAAGAAATTAAACAATTCTATGAACACTATTAATGTTTTGGATGCTTTAAATAATATAAATGATATTAAAAACACATCTAATATTTCAGAAAATGTAGATATTGCTAAAAACAATTATGATAATTCTTTAAACATTCAAGAAAATAATATAAATGAAGATAAAAGTTCGCTTGTTGATAAATATATGTCTATTATAAATAAAAAACACGTTAGAAATGTTGAGGAGGAAAATATAGAGATGTGTAAACAATGTAAAATACAAATGACATGTTTACAGCATGACGCTATAATTATTTGTAATAATTGTGGATATCAGGAATTATTATTAGTAGAGCAAAATAGACCTATACTTAAGCAAAATACAAAAGATACATCTCATTTTTGTTATAAAAGAATAAATCATTTCCGCGAATGGTGTAATCAAGTTCAAGGCAAAGAAAGTACAGATATTCCAGACGAAATTTTTGAAAAAATCTTGGCGGAAATTAAAAAAGAAAAGATACTTGATTTGAAAAAAATAACATATACCAAAATGCGAGATATTTTGAAAAGATTACGTATCAATAAGTATTATGAGCATATTAATTATATTATTAACAGAATAAATGGAATACCTACTCCGCAATTTAGCCCAGAATTAGAAGAAAAATTATGTAGTATGTTTAGAAGTATTCAAGCTCCATTTTTAAAGCATTGCCCTAAAGATAGAAAGAACTTTTTATCTTATAGTTACGTTTTATATAAGTTTTTTCAAATTCTCGGTTTAAATGAATATTTGCGCTATTTTCCTCTATTGAAAAGTAGAGAGAAGTTATACGTTCAGGATCAAATATGGAAAAAAATATGTATTGATTTAAATTATGAAATTATTCCATCTCTATAATATTTATAATAATTTGTCTATTGTGAAACCCTCTTTTAATCCTATACCATCGCACGAATATTTTGATATTAAAGGAGAAAGCATGTCTAATATAGAATAGGTACATGCGGCCGACAGACCAAGTATCCATAATTCTCCAGCATCTAAATTATTATTAGGTAATATTGATGCTATATAAACAACAACAAAACCTAAAAATATATATTTAAACAATTTTGTCAACGAATCATTGATATTGATTTTTTTTTCGTTCATATTCTTATTATAATATTATAAAAATATATAAGATTATAGATATATTAAATTATTATAATATGACAAGTGAAACGCAAAAAATAGAATTAGTAGAAACTCGTGTAGAGGATCATTTAGATGAAGATAAACCTATCAGGGGGCAAAAATATGTTCTTTTATCATTTATTAGCCCCGAAGATGCGATTATTAATAAGGATGTTTTATATTTTAGTAAATTCATTGAAAGTTTTTCAAACAATGTTAAAGAAATTTTTAATAATATTAAGGATAAATATCCTGATTCAAAGGATATGATTGATAATGTCTTTGAAAATCATAAATATATTTTAAATGCCGACGAATTAAATGAACAATATAAATTCTTCAAATCTGTAAACGGCCAAGATTTAGATAATTCATATAATGAAAAATATGGGGCTGTTACTAGTATTCGCGGTGTTAAAGTAAGAGGCTCATTTGAAACTATTGAAGAAGCGAAAATCCGCAGTGAATTTCTTAAAAAACTAGGGGACAAATTTCATATTTATGTTGCCGAAGTAGGATGCTGGTGTGCTTGGTCTCCTGATCCCGAGTTTATTAATAATATTGAATATTCAAATACTCAGCTTAACACACTAATGAAAGAATATAAACAAAATATGGAAGATAAAGATGCTTTATTTGAAAGTAGAAAATTACAAAGCATTCAATCATCAATTAATTCGCAAAAAAATCAAACTCCCACAGATGCTATTAATGAGGAAAATGAGGAAAACGAAGATATTACAAATACAAATGTAGATTTATCAAGTATCAAGGAAAGTATAGAAAATGTAGATGTATGGTCTGAAAGAAAACTTGAAGAAAATAAATAATTTACTTATTTTAGAGGCTGATAATTATTGATATGAAAGCAATAGCCATATTTTTATTATTTGTAGGGTCTTTACTTATAATACAAGGATATTATAATCAAAAAAAAATATGTAAAAAGGATAAAGTAGTTGTTAAATATGTACCACGAAGTATTTATGAAGACCAATTAAAACCCGCCGAAAGTCTTCAAACTTTTTATAAAAGTATGTTTGAAGATATTATTTTACCTTAATATAGTTTATTTTTTATCCTTAATAATATTAAATGGAAATATTAAGAAATATAGAAAAAAATATTATAAATATTAGCAATAACGATAAATATGATGCTAATGATACACAATTATTAAAAAATAATATCAAAGAGTATTTAACATATATCAATGATAAGGAAAATATAATAAATGAAAAGAAAATAAAATATAATGAGCTGTATGAAAACCCGCGAATTAAGCAAGAATTAGAATATTCTAAATATTTAAATGATAAGAGAGAGTTATTAAATATTTTTGAACAAGAAAAGACTAAATCGGCGCTATATAATTATTTAAATCTTAAGAGACCAAAATATAATGATATAAATTTATATTCTTATGAAAATATTAATTTAATAGAAAAGCGAAAAATAGATAATGTATTAATACGCAAGGATATAATTAAACCTCCTATTAAAAAAATGAAACCAGCTAAAGTATGTCCGGATGGTAAAGAAATAAACCCTTTAACTGGAAATTGTGTTAAAAAATGCAAAGATGATGAATTGAGAGATTTAGAAACTGGTAAATGTAAAAAACTAAAGAAAGAACCCAAAAAAGGCATCAAGAAAAAAGAGAAGGGTGACGCGAAGGGTGACGCTGACGCAGATGCTAATGTTAAAGTAAAAAAAGGGGATGGGGAGGGTGAAGTAGTCGACGTAGGCGACGTAGGCAATAAATGTTCTGAAAAAAAAATAAAAGAATGTGATAAAATTGGTAAAAAATGTAATCCTAAAACAGGTAGATGTATTAAAAAATAATATAAGTATAATTAGTTAATATCGCGTTTTAATATAAAATATCAAAATATAATATTTTATTAGTATCGTCTCATAATGTCTACGCCAACAAAAACCTTACCTGTTAATCAAAATGTTAAAACATTAGAAAATAATGATATTAATGATCCAATAGTTCAAGATGTATTAAATGAATTTCGCGAAGAATATTCTTCAAAAAATAAAGTTGAAAATAATATTGTTCAACAAAAATATGAAGATATGAGAGAATATAACCAACCTTCTCTACAGCAGCAACAGCAGCAACAACAGCTACAGCAGCTACAGCAGCTACAGCAGCTACAACAGCAACAACAGCAGCAACAAAATCAATTAAATAATTATAATATAATAGATAATTATCAGCAGAAACAGCAACAGCCACAGCTTATTACAGATATTGATAAAAAAAACTATTTTGATATTGAATTGGTAAAAAAAAATTTAACAATAGTTATATTAGTTTTATTATTATATAATACCCCGCTTTTTAAC